AAAGCTTGGATCATCTTTTTAAATTGTTGGAAGCGGGGCATTCCAAGGTTAAATACCATATCTACCACGACGCGCTGACGCACTTCATCAAGGTCAGCATACCAATCAAAGGTTCTGACCAATTCGTCGGTAGCAATGTTGACATCGTTGTTGAGAATATAATCAATCTCATCGTCGGACAGTCCCCGTTCCTCGATGTTCCTACCCACGCCTATGGTTAAATATCCGGCTGAACATTGGTATGGTTTTCTCTCGACCCCCTCATGTAGCCTAAGTTGTGCAAAAAGTCTTTGTCTATCCACGTCTTGTCTCCAAGTCTTGTGCTAACTGTTGTGTCCGCAAATTAGGAACTAAAGTGGGTGAGGTTCTTGGTATGGCTGCCACGGCTTGTGTTGGTGCGGCTACTCGTGCTTGAACCGAAGCTACCGCCTGTGTTTGCACGGGTGCTGGTGCTTGTGCCTGTGGCTCTACAGGTTCCTGTACTGTAATTTCAGGGACGAACAGGTTTTCTGGTGTTTCTTCTGGCTCCTGAATGATTAAGTCTCTACCACGAAGCTCTCTAGCAATATCAAATAGTTCAGCATTTGGCAGTCGAGTAACGATACGAGGCTGTTTTAAGTAGTTAGCTTCTCTGGCTATATCCTGTCTAACTTTTCCACTGACACGGAACGGTTCAAATTTTCCTCTCATCACAGCGTTGAGTTCTCTGTTACCCATGCCTGTTTGTTTTTTAAGAGCGAACCGTATTTTTTGGTCGCTCATGCCTAACTCTCTAGCAGCATCAACAACCTGTTTTAATTGTGCCTGTGCTCGGAACAAATCCTCGTTTGTTCTTCTGTAAGCATCAACGATCTCTTCCTCAGTAGAATCATTTCGTTTAGCGATAGAGCTAAAATTACCTACAGCATCGGATCGCAAATCAGTGTATTCATATCCTCGATAGAATAATGTGTTTGGAAGATCTACATCCATTCTTCTGAAGCCAGTAAACGCAGTTAAAAGTTCTTCTTTTCCAGTGCTCTCTTGTCCTTGTCTGCCGGGTATGTCAGCCAGTGCTCTGGTCACTCTGCCTGGGACAAACTCACCCCCTCTTTCCAACACAAACTGTTCGACCAAACCGGGGTTGAAACCGCCAAGAATATGATTAAAACTCTTTCTCAACTGCTCTCCAGAGCTTTCTGACTTACCGTATATCTCGGCTCCAAACCCTGTTTTTCCACCACGTCCAAAATAGTTCTGCGGTAAAACATCTTGCAGTCTTTCCGCTATCAAAGACTCTCCCGCAAACGGTTCAAAAAATGTTTTTATTCCTTGGAACAAACCAGCCGACAGGTTAGCGACCTCGTTCTCACTAACTTCTCCTTTTTCTCCATATATGCGGAGAGCTTGTCTTGCCGGAGCCAGAGCAAAGTCATACGGGTTCATGTAACTAAAATCGATGTACTGCATTTTACCGTCTTTAGACTTCTCTAACGGTATCAACACATGACCTCTCATATATTCTGGAACCACCTTTTGTAAGGCGTTCATTTCTTCTTCTGATGTGTCTGTAAGACGCATAGCAGATTTTTGTGCAGCTAACGGAACCGCGTAGGCAGAACTCACATAAGCGGTCAGTCTTCCTGCACCAATTGCTCTGATTTCTTTTTCTAGTTGACGAGCGTTTTTTGCGCCCATGTTTGCCACCATGTCGGGTGTTGCCCTGAACGATAACTCTTTGACCCCTTGGTTAAATATATTTGAGGTATTACGAATAATCTCAGCCGGAAAAGCGATGAAGTTTCCTATGAGAGGCACTCTTCGTATTGCTTTAATTGATTCAGGGACACGAGAATAAACAGGCATTGTCTTCTTAACGATGTCTGACGCGAATAAATCCAAGAAAGAAGCGTCATCTAAGACTCCAGAAAGACCTGCTTTTCTAGGCGCAATCCCAGCAGCAACCAAACCATCGACCACCGCACTATCTAACTTGTCCACGTTTAATCCTGATTTTTTAAACGCGGCAGCATACTTGGCTTTTTCCCCCAGCAGTCCAGCAACTTTCCAGAACGTATCTGTTCCTGAGTAAACCTTTTGTAAGGCGCGTACTCCTGGAGTTTTATCAAGGATGGACTGAAGACCTGCGGCTGCTTTGCCTGAAAACTCTAAAGTTTTTCCCTCTTGCAGTAACTGTCTAAACTCATTGACCTGTATGTTCTGGTCTCTGATCCCTAACCGACCAGTTAGATCATAGAACTTTTTAAAATCATCATCTGCTAAGTCAGCCGCCTTACCCCAAGTCAACCGCCATGAGTCGTTAAGCTCCATGTTTCTAACAACGTTGGCATTGGCACCAAGAAAGAACGATCCTGATAAAAAGTTACGCACTTGAGCGAGTGGGTTGAGAACGGTTTTAGCCATTTGTGACAGACCCTTGGCTTGCAAAGAAACAGCTAAGGCTTCTTGCAATCCATTCTGTGCTCGAACAGGTACTGTCAGTCCGTTGTAAACTTCAGGGGCAACAAAACTACCAGACAATGCTCCGTATTGACCACCAAAGGCAGAGCCACCGTCAAACTCTCCGAGCTTTTTGTAGCCTTGTCTTGTCAATTCTTGCATTTGTGGTTTACTTATATTGAACCCACTGACTATAAGTGGTCTGCCACCATCGTTTATCTTTGTCAAAGCACTGTCGATGTCTTCACGAAAGTTTTTAGCAATGTTGGTATATAAATTATTACCAGCAAAGAAGTTGCTCAGATCGCCCACAGTTCGTAGATAAACTTCTTTAGGGTCTGTGACCTGTTTTAGCATTTTTCTTAGCGTAGGGGACTTGTCAAGAAGCTTGACCCTATCTTTCAGGAGACCCTCAGAGATATTGTATAGTTTTCTTCTAGGCCCCTCTTGTAACTGTCTTGCCCCAGCGTCAAAACTTTCTTTTTGATTTCTAAGAGCTTGTAACGGGTCGATACCAAGATTGACCATGTCCCCCGTAAGCTGACGATCAACGAACGACTGAGCCTCTGCCCTAAGTTCTTCAACAGTTTTTTTATCTTTACTGGGTCTATTCATAGCAGTGAAGATTTCTTCAACTGCTTGTTTGTACTCTGTTGTTTCTCGTATCGATCCGTCCACAACCTTCTTTGGATCTAATGATCCTTCATAAATGCGTCGGACATATGACCCTTGATTTTTTGCAAACTCTGCTAAGATTCTTTGTTTGTCTTTAGGATCAACAAGCGTTTCTGGTAATTCATCTACTTGTTTAGAGATCAGATCGCTCAGTCCATCTATCTGATCTCTCATTGTTCGACCAGAAGATACGACCTCTTTTCCATACTCATCTAAAGCTTGTTCTTCGCCTTCCAGAAAACGAAACAGATCATCGTAAGCTTTGTTTATACCCTGCTTTCCTTTGCCAAACAGTTTCTGACCTTTGACAACCTTCTTTAGTTCTTTATCAAAGGTCGTGAAATTTTTAGCAGCAATGTCTGTTATCTCATCGACAAAGGCTTCTGTTGTAGTGACATCTTCGTAGATATCTTTTGGCACAAGACCGGCTGAAGTAAACCACCCTTTTAGTGTTGAGCTCTCGTTGAATTTATCACCAAGTTTTTCAAACCCTTTGTTAACAACATTAGCTAAGGTGTTCACACCAGGTGTTTGTGAGATACCACGTACCGTGCCGCCAACAACAGGAAAGATTGCTTCAAAAGCTCCTGCAAGTGCTGTTCCTTCTGCACCAACCCGTAGTTTATTCCGTAAACGTCGAGCGGCCTCATCCCTGCCGAACAACCCAACATCTTCTTCTGTTTTTAGATCCTCTGGCAGAGCATCAAAGCCATCGGAAATAGTGGCTTGTCCATCAGTAGCTACAAAAAAGTCTGCGGCACCTGCTGCAACGCTTGTTGTTGCTGCCTGTCTTGGTCGGCTACCCAATAAAGTTTTACCAGTTTTGCTTTCGCCTAGTCTTTCAGCGGCACGTCCTAACCTACTTTTTGACTCAAGAACTTTACCCCCTTGAGCCACACGACTTGCTCTGGAAAGCCAACCAATAACAGGGATCGCGGCACCCGCAAAGTTAACAATGCTTTCGCTAACCTTACCTGCGGTGCCTTCGGGTTCTATGCCTAGAGTATCCCTAAGTTCTTCAAAGGATTCAGTGACTTCGCGAGAGGTGTTTGTATCGAAAGCAGCATCAATACCAGATGCTCCTAGTTCTACGATGCCTTGAGGTATTCGGGTGATACCAGAAAGAGCACCCCTAGCGATATCTTCAAAGGTTCCTACTTCTTCTTCTTCTTTTTCTACAGGGTTTTCTTCTAGATAGCGTCTGGCTCTAGCACGGGCTTTCTCTGGATCGTCTGTATTTACACCAACAATACGACCATCAGGGAGCTCGACATCAATCATGGCTCAAGAGTTATTTTTTTAGTGGCTGAAGAAGGAGCAGGATCAGGGCTGCCTTTAACTTTTCCTAATACACGGTTAACGTAATCATCAACAGCAGCAATAGCCTGTGGAGTATATCTGCCAGTTTTATCTCTGAGATCAAAAGGAAGATTTTGTGCGGATGCTTGCCTATCAAGTGATTCAAAAGCGTCTTGATAAATACGCTCCAAACTTCCCACTGTACCCGGCTTTGCGGATGATCCAAGTTGTTGAGAAAACCTCACGGCAAGAGGCAATATCTCGTTTTCAAGCACCTCGTTATTTGTGATATCTAAATCATTGTTTTGTGCAACGGTGAAAGCCATCGACATAGCTTCGTCAAAATTATTGTACAACGTTCTTCTTATGATAGCGTTTCTGTCTTTAGCACCTTCTGTAGCGTCAGCACTAATTTTAGTCAGCAGGTTTGCATGTGTTGCAGCAATGTTCGCGGCAGCAATATTTCTTCTGTCGTTAGACAGTCTCATTGTCTTTAGGAAGTCGTATTTTTGACCTAATTCAAACTTTTCTAAATCCCTTGCGGCCTGTTCTTCGGCTGCTTCATTTTGAAGAGCTATTGAAAAAGAGAACTTATCGAGTGTGTCTTTTGTTTTCTTTCGGCTCTCTGCTGTGTTTCTATAGTTATTAAGGCCTTCTTTAATACCTTCGCCAAGGCCTTTTGTGGCTATGGCTACTCCCAGTATCATTTGGTTATAACGGTCAATGCTTTGATCAGCCTCGTCGTCTTTAAATAGTCCCAAGTCTTTTGCGACTGCTTTGATTTCCTGCACACGTTCTTTTAACGTTAGTTTTTTATCTTCGGACTTCCGACCAAGCGTCTCTAAAATAACGTCGGCTTTATCATTCTCAGAAGTTAAGCCTTCGATCGCGCCAACTATTGTGGCGTTATCGGCCTCTGTTTGTCCTGCGGCAAGCTCTAATTTTGTAGGAGCGGCCTTGTTTATTATTTCCTTTGCTTCTTTCTTAGAGGTCTTTTTAGCCTTAGTTTTAGTCTTAGTTTCAGTTTCAGGCTTGTCAGTTTTTTCGCCTGTACGAGAAAAATATGCCTCCTCAGTCCTTGCGGGTGAAGAAACTAAATTCTTCATATCTTCAGCAGTTGGTCCACGCATTGTTGGACTTAATCCTGCTTTTTTCTGTTCGCTTTCTTCAAACTTTTCAGGATCCCTGCTCTTGAGAGCACGTCTGAACTCGTCTTTTGATAGTTCAGGGAACTGTGCTTCTAGTACGTTCGCTTTCTTTTCTAACGAACGCTCTTCAAGGCCAAGGCTAAGAACGTCAGAAATAGTTGTCACCGTAGGATCTATGGCTTGAGCCACCGCTTCTCCTGCTCGAGCAAACTCTTGTTTTCCTCTTTGAGTAGCATTAAAAGATGCCAGCAACTCATCTTGTTTTTCTTTAGACATTGCATCAAAGTCTTCAACAAAAACCTCTTCAGGACTGAGCCCTCCTGTGAATAAATCTTTCCCTACTATGGATTGTTTTGGAACCGCTCTATAACTAGGTGCCATGGGCTCTTGTTCTAATGGGTCAGCGATGCCTCGACCAACGCCATACACAGCAGAAAGAACAGGTGCTCTTTTAAGTAAACCCATTCCAAGACTCGCCAAACCTGGACCGGATGGCTGTTGCTGTTGCGGTATGACCATTAGCCCTTTTCCGGGCACACGTTGCGATGTTGGTCCTTGTGAAACAGGAGGTGAAGGAGGACCCATCATTCTAAACCCTCTACTAGGGTCTGTAACTGGGTTATATATTGTTGGAAGTCCTCCTTGTCTGACGGTTGTCACAGGTCCCGATGGTATGAGGGCTCTGCTTGGAGGAACCCGTGTATTGGTGATGGGTTCTCCTGAAAATATAGGACCGGTCATCCTAAACCCACGTCCAGTAACGTCTCGTAATGGTTGACCGGGTATTCTAACCAAGTTTCCGTTAGCAAACTTCTGTACGGACTGCATCAAAGGCACACTGGATGCCATGATGCCACCCATTTGATTTAACTTTGATCTGGCGGGGCGTGGTTTAAATAACTTTCTGTTATACAAATTATTCATTACTACCTCACCCAAGACCTAGTAAATCAGTTACAGAGAAATCGCGTGGTCTAAGAAAAGCGTCTGCGGCAAGGCCATAACCAACTACTTGTTCAAGAGGACTTGGAGACGGTGCTGTTTGTGATGTTAATGTAGTTTGTGTACCGGGAACCCCACGGAAAATGTCAGACATGAAACTAATTCGTTGGAACGGCTCCATTTGTCTTTCAAGATCTGTGGCCCGTTGAGCGTCAATTTGTGCCTGTGCTTGTGATTGTTCAATACCGCCTAAAGTCAACAACGTGTTGATATCGGCCTGTTGAGCACGTTGTGCAGTCTCACCTAGTGCGGCCTGTGCGAGTCCAGTTTTACCTAGTGCAGAACCAAGTGTCCCGATCCCTTGTCCAAGTTGCCCGAACAACTGTGCGGCAGACTGTTGCCTAGCCATCTGATTTTGAAATGCGTTTTGTGCTTGCTGTTGCGCTTGTTGAAATCCTGCCGAACGAAGCTGTGCGCCAGTTCTAGCCATCTGATCACCGAGATTACGGTTCAGTTCCATTTCTGCAACCGCGAATCGAGAGCCACCAAAGGCACCACCTTTGCTTGCTTGTGAACCAATACCTTGACGCTGGATATCTCCTTGACGCTGAATGTCCCGCTCTGCCTGTCGGATTACATCTTCAGTGTAGGGATCCATAAATGCTTTGTAGGATGTTGGATCGTAAGCGGCGACGCTCTCCTGTAGCAGAGGTGCTCCGCTTAGTGCTGTTTCAATGCCCTGAACAAGAGCCTGTGCCCCTGAACCTAGAGTTTCTTCCCCTGCTTGTAGCATTGGCAGGAAAGAACCGATACCAGCGTACCCTTGTTCAATTGCGGCTAGTTGCCCAGGGGTCAGATCAGCAACCTCCCGATCCGGTATAATCGTTGGGTCACTTGCTTGAGCTCTGGTTGAAGCAAGTAAATCTTTTAGAAACTGTTCCTGATAGTCAGGTAGTATTGTTGTTTGTTCGGTACGGACTGTCTCTGCCATCACGCAACCCTTTCGTATTGTTTCATTATTTCATACATACGAGCGGCACCTTTTTCTCTGTCACCGTTACCCATACCACGTACAGCACGTTCTGTCATTACAAACTCACCGTCAGAAAGCCTTGCCTCCTGTACCTTCTGCCCGTTTTGATAGATACCTGCGTTAATACTATCGCTTCGTCCTGTCCCAGGTCCTTCGATATAGCCACCTTGAGCCGCCATTACAGGAGAACCGTAGTCATAATCAAAGACAATATTCTGGCCGATATAATCAGGGTTTCTCTCACCTGTGGCTAACTGTCTTTTTTGTAGCTCCGTTAGCTCTTCGTCTGCTTCTAACCCTTCACCAGCTAACAGAGCGGCTAACCCACCTCCAGCTATTAAACCTGTAGGAGATTGTATAAATTCAAGAAGTCTGGAACCAACGCCCTTTTCTGCAACCTTTTTAGCCCCTTCGGCTGCAACCTTTTTAGCCCCTTCGGCTGCAACCTTTTTAGCCCCTTCGGCTGCAACCGACTCCGCAGTTAAGGCTGTAGCCCCTGACCCTGCCAAACCAGAGATGGCTGCGTTTTTGATTGCGTCTTTAACATCACCACCCGCAAGTAGTGTGCCGATACCAGAACCAAGAGCCGCGTTCACGGCAGCACTAGCAGCAGGTCCACCAAAGAACCCTGCTACTCCTCCGATTATTGGTAAAAGACTTTTGAGACCCAACACCCGCTCCTATGTAGTGACACTAACTGTACCAACTGCGCCAGTTGCGGAAGTACCTGCAACGTGCGGATTATGAATTTGTGATATCTTAACAAAGCCATCTGCATTAAACAAAGCCCCAGCCTCTAACCCTTGGTCG